AGACATTGGACATCCGGATCAACATGATTGCAGGACCCGAAAGCGGCGAAAAACTCAAGATACCAGCCGGCGCTTTTGACGTTAGCGATGTCAAAATCAACGGCCGCATGATCGACGAACCATATGTGAAGTATTATGCCGGTGCCGACAAACTAAACACCATCAACACAATCAATAAGAGGTATATGTCAAAACATTTGCAGCCGTCCTACAAAATGTACACCAAATTGTTGGACGCACACTACCTTGGCCTGGAGACTTTCCTAAAACCACGCGATAAGCGCGCAAAACTCATACTGGGACACGACGAAATTTATCGCGGCATCTGCGAGTATCTCATTCGCTTGCAAAATAAATACAAATCCACGATACCATTGGAAGATCAAAAATACATCAGACAAGCAGAGCTTGACTGCTACAACCATCTACCAGCACAACCCAAGTTCCGCGAAATCGTAGGTGGCTTCATCGACGACTTCATGTCCGGCAGCACCAAACAAATGGAACTGCAACGGAAATACGAAGACCTCATTGCCGACATGCTCAAAGACGCGGACGCCACAACAAAACAAAAATTCGACGAACTCAACACCGAATGGTACGATCAGCGCAACAAGGAAGTCAAGTTCCACATGAAAAACCAACCCAAAGAGATCAGGGAATTATGGTGGGACACCAGCGACAAAGCGGGACAAGGCATCAGCGCTTGGTCGAAAATCTCTAACATCATGTTTGCATCAATGCAAAAACAACTACATGATTGGGTCAAGGAATCACTAGCCGACAACTGCATGTGGGCCGTCGACAAATCCGACCACGACATCGCGGAAGAATTTAAAAAGAAAGGTTACGGCGCACATCTCACCGACGCCCGTGCGAAGACACATTCAAAAGACGCTACTGCATTCGACCAATCTCAGAAACATGTCGGCAACGTAGCTATCGCCGTCCTCGCCAAGAGCGCAGGGGCACCTGCCCGGACCGTCGACCATCACGTCAACCAACGCGAGAAGTGGACCGCCACAGCTATGTTCGACGTAGATCAGCGCGTACAACATGCACTATTTGTATCCAGATTCATGATGACTTCCGGTCATCTCGTCACCTTAACATTCAACACCATGTACAGCATGACAATCATCGGCGGAGGCTTCAAATACACCAACCTACGTTTCGCCATGTTCAAAGGTGACGACAGCGTCGTTTGCTGCGACAAGTGTGAGGAGAGAAAATACGACGGACAAACACTAATGCAGTGGTGCCAATACATCCTCAAGGACTCTGTTGACGTCGTACCCGAATTTATCGCCAATTTCCTCAACCCTTGGGGCTTCTTCCCAGACGTCCTCAGACGCGTTTCGCGCGTCGTCGGCCGTATCGTCACGCACCCCGAACAATGGGAGGAAATGCGCCGCTCTGTGGCAGACTGTCTGGACGTCATCAACAACAACTCCGAGCTGCATTTGGGTATACTCGCCGCCAAACAACACTACAACTCGAAGGGCATCATGGTCACCTATGAGGAAATCGAGCACCTCGTAGCCTTCCTTAAGAGAGTTACATGGGACGACAAACTGGCACCGACCGTCACTGGTGAATGGCAAATACTGTACTACGATATTAGCCGCATGATCCAAGAAATGCATGGCGAC